AACGATAATAACAACTTTTGGCCAAAAAAAGATATATCTGAACATGCTAGTAATAGCGTAGATCATCAGAAATCTTTGCCAGCTATTAAGATGATAGAAGATGACTACATAAACGCCTTAAAAATTTGGTCAGAAAAAACAAATAATGATTTGCCTCACCACATAACCAGAAACTATTGTATTAGAAAGTATAGAACTGGCGGTGGCATGGGACCACATATAGATAGAAATATATTGAATCCAAAAAACACTATGGACTGGACATCTCTTATATATCTTAACGATAACTACGAAGGTGGAGAGATTGTCTTTGATGATCTGGGATATTCAATAAAGCCATCTGCTGGTAGCATAGTTTTTCTTCCCTGCTTGACCTCTCATTCAGTTAATGAAGTTTTGTCTGGAAATAAAACATACATCTTTTTATTTATGCACACTGGAACAGGAATAACTTCAGCTTTGGGTGAACCTTACCACGCACTTGAAGAAGCTTTAATTAATTTTAATAAAAAATAAATCTATTGACAGTATTTAGTTTATATTATATAATAAACTATAATGATAAAAAAAATAGTTTGCCGAATAGCTGGACATACTCTTGTAGATGCTGGCACATGTCCCTATACTGGCTCAACATATCAATATTGTGAAAGATGTACTGCAATGATTCCAATTCAGGTGGCAGTATGAAAGAGCCTAAGATTATGAAAATGGATTGGCGTTCATTAGGATATTGGCCAGTATATAAAGATGGAAAGCTTACATGGGAAAAGGATCCAAAAGAAGATGTGCAATAAATGCGGAATGTACAGAGAAAACATAGAGTATTGGGATAACCACCAGACTATGTCAGATAATAATGTGTGGTGTGCAAAGTGAAGCCATTCTTTATAATTATGCTAGGCCTATTTATATTCTTAAACTATATGGCTTGGCTACAACAGCAGAGGATGGTTGGATAATGATTGAATGGTTAGCAAGACGTATATTTAGTTGGACAAGCCTTAGAGAATATATTTTTGATGAAGTTCATTTACATGATTATTTAGATAGCATTATGAGTGACCCAGAATCTATGGAGACAGCTTCATTGAGCTGGTGTGAAGGAGATACATGGTATGGTTGGACACATGATAGTAACGCAAAGCGTTACTACTTTGACGATATTGGTAACAAATCCCTTATCGGTTTATGGGAAGATCAATTCCTAAGCAAGGCAGACTAGCATGTCAATATACGATTTAAATTTTACAGACAACAAAGGAAACACAGTAGAGCTAAGATCTTTGAAGGACAAAGTAATCTTGTTAGTTAATGTGGCAAGCAATTGCGGATTTACTAAGCAATATAGTGGTCTCCAGCAACTTCACGAATCTTATGCAGAAGGTGGGCTTGAGGTTATTGGCTTTCCATGTAATCAGTTTGGTGGCCAAGAGCCAGGAACTGATCAAGAAATTGAGGATTTTTGCAAGACAAACTATAATGTAAGCTTTACATTAGCAACAAAGACTGATGTGAATGGGATTAACGCACACCCTATTTATAAATACATTAAGGAAAAAACTGGAAAAGAAATTCAATGGAATTTTGAAAAGTTTTTGATTAATAATGGAGATATTGTTGCATACGGAAACTCAAATTTGCCAGTCGCTTCATTGGAACCACAGATAAAAGATCTATTAAAATAGATTATATGTTGGCCCCAATTAGTGAGGTCGGCGAAAAGAGAGATCCTAGTCAACTACGTTGACACAACTGATGGTATAATAGATACCTAACGATAAGGGTATATTAAATATGGAACAGTGGGTAAATAGCTACGCCTCATACGTGCTTGTTTTAAGCGGTGCTGCAGCTATGTTTGTAATTGGCAGGAAGAAAAGATTTGGTTGGCTCTGGTTCATATTTAATGAATTTATGTGGACTGCATATGCTTTGATAACAAAGCAGTACGGTTTTATTCTTGGCGCTATCCTTTATGGGATAGTAGGTGTTAAATCTTATTTACACTGGTCTAAAAAGGGAATAAACAAGATACATTTATAGGGGGAACCAATGGCATACTCTAGATTTACAGATAGTGATATATACATATACTCTCATGTAGGCGGATGGATAGAGTGTGCTGCATGTTGGTTAAATGAGCGTTCAGATGAATACTCCTTATTCTCAATGTCAGAAGAAATACATGATGATGGACACTTGATAGCTCATGTTCGGGAGCATATTAAAGCTGGGCACGATGTACCACAGGGATTACTAATGCATATCCTTGAAGATAATAACAGATATGGTAAACTATAACTATGGATAATATTGAATTAACAGATGAAGAGATCTCAAAAGGGTATGAGTCAGAGAACCCAGATGAAGATAAATGGGATAACATTGAAAAGGCTTGCTGGAGCGGATACAAGCAGGTAGGTATGAAAGACAAAGGCGGAAAAAGAGTTCCTAACTGCGTACCTATAAAGAAGTCTCTATTCGGCACAGAAGGACCCCAGAACCTCATACCAAGGAACAAGTAGTATGGGAATACTAGACAACCTTGAAGCAGCCTTAGAGGCGGAAGAGGCAGAAAAGTGTCATTACTGCCAAGCCATAGCTACATATAATGATCTAGCTGAAGTAGATAGAAACTATCAAATAGTAGGCGTATGTGCATGTCATTCATATAAAGGATTAGTTTCTTAATGGAATCTTTTAACAAGATAGACGTATTTGATAGTACAGTTTTTTCCAGGATCCAGGAGTTTGTATTGGATCACATAAAGCATTCAGATAATCTTAAGTATGCAAGCTCTTATGGAAGATACTGGAATTTGATTGAGTTTCCTAAAGACATAGAGGATATTCTGGTAAGTACTGCTCAGTCTGAGTTTAATAAAGATCTAGACATACTTTATACGCAATGCGTTAAATATCAAATAAAAGATGGTGTAGCCCCAGCTTTAGTAGCACACACAGATAACCTTTTTTGCACACATACAATGAATCTAATAATAGATACGAATATAGATTGGCCACTAATAGTTCAAGATGTAGAGTTCCCAAGCAAGCCAAACTCAGCTGTATTCCTAAAGGGTGACACAGAATCTCACTGGAGACCAGAGTACCCATCTAAAGATGAAGATGACTACCTGATAGCGGTGTTTGTTAACCTTGCCACTAAAGGTAGCGAAATGGCGGAGATTACTAAAAAATTTAGGGGCATGTCCGATCTTACGAAGAGTGCTTTCCTAGATCATGGCAACCCTCATGGTCAATAATACATTCATCTATGATGACAACTTTTTATCTGAAAAAGAAATACAGGAAATAGAAGATCTATTTAATTCCAATAGCAACAAGTGGATGTATTCTGAGGTAAGCATTCAATCAGATCATCAAGAATATGAGACAATCGTTTCATCTGAACAATTTGGAGACTCTCAATATTTTGTGCTTTATCCAGAACATCAGGATAATGCCTATAAGTTATGTGAAAAGATTATAAATAGGTTTACCGAAAAGCATAAGGTTAAGTATAATCAATTATTAAGAGTTAAGCTAAACATGACTCCATCTGGGGCGGGACCGATAGTAACCTATCCCCATATAGATGATACCAATCCACACTACATATTCCTATATTATGTAAATGATTCCCAGGGAGATACAATAATATATAATGAAACTTATAATGGATCAAAGATAGATGATGTATCAGTCATGACCAGAATATCTCCTAAAAGAGGATCTGCATTTATTATAGATGGAAGACATTTCCACAGCCTAACAGTACCAAATAATGGAGATTTAAGAAGAGTAATTAACGCTAATTTATTCTATATATAGGGTGCGAAAAAGTGAAGCGGAAAAGTAGAGAACATCTTGTCAGTACCTGACTTAAATGCTATAATAAATATATGGCAAAAAAACGGAAGTTCAATTGGGATCAACAGGTTAAATATGCCCAAGAAGCATTAGATAAGAATAAAGCCCTAATAGAGTCTACATCTAGAGGAACTAATGCAAATAAGGCTTCATCTTGGTCTAGAAGACCATCTAAGAACAAGAGCCCATTGCAATAAATTAGCTCCTACCCATTATATCCCCCCTCCCTTTATCTCCCTTGTATCAGCCTCCTAGAGGCTTATAAAGTGGAGTATTGTGGAGTAAAGTGGAGAATCACACTATCAATTTGGATCTAAATACTATCATTATATATAGTTAAACATATGTATGTAATGGAACACGATATCAGATGGGGTTCATAATGTCAATAGGGCCCATATAAAGCATATTGGCCAATATTTGTCAATAGATATTCCAGGAAATTTTTTTATTTGTTCGTAAAGAGCAATTTCGGCCCATATTTATGGCAAAAAATTATGTCTAATTCTGTATAATTTGTCTCATATAATGAGATATTTTATACAGATATTGACAGATTTTATTCGATTTGCTACAAATTCCAGCGTATTTTTATATGCGTCGTAAAGAAGAAATTTGGCCCATAAGATGGGCATACAAAAATGGGACATATAGTATATAAACTATATGCCCCATAGGGGAAAGCTATCTTAGAATGAATCTAAGTCCATTATGTATTTGCTATCTCTTACTCTTGTTTCTTCAAGGGATTTAATAGTTAGGTTTCTATCCACCGCCCCGTATTTTGCCTCAATCATATCGTTGAGAGCATCAGCCAAAAGCAATCCTTCGGATGTATATCCTTTATCCCATTCTGACTTTAATCTAAGGGAATTATATTGGATAATATATCTAACTAGTTCCATTAGCCTGTCTTGTGTATACAAGGTATGTTCAGTTGTTAGTACATTAGCCATTACTGCTGGTGAGAAGTTAGCATTATTTAGATAGTCTGTTAGTTTTTCTGCCGCCTTGAATTCGTTCGCCTTAGCCATGAGTTCCGCCTTTCGTTTTGATTATACCATTGACCACTGACATTTGTAAATGAAGGGGGACCTGCCTCCGAAGAGGAAGGTCCCCACAGTTAGTTATTACTTGACGTTCTTCTTGTCTGTAAAGACTACGCCTTCTTGTGCTGCCTTGCTGATGACTCCTAGAGCTGCAGCTGAAAAGCGACCACGCTTGCCCACGGCAATTCCCTGGGTCTTTAGGTATTCACGAGTTGTTGTTGGTGTTGACATTAGTTTGATCCTTTCTAGATCGAGTTGTTATATATATTATATCCGAATTTCGGGGTTTTGTAAATAGGGTCGTAAAGCAATATTTTTGCCCGTGTCCCTTAGCTTAATGGCCGTTATGTCCGAATTGTCCATAACGGCCAAAGCTATCTTTATTCAGTTGTTAGTTCTTCTACTTGGTATGGCTCTATCTTGTCCTTACGATTGGCACCCTTTTCCCATTCCTTTTTGGGTGAGGCTACCGCTTTGTACCATGCTTCATCACTGTCTTCGGCTTCTACTACAATGTAGTACTCCTGAATGATGTCTCCGTATACTTTAAATTGTTTACTCATAGTCCTACCTGCTCTATCTTATCTTTAATTAATTTAGCAATGATGTTGTGCGCCTCAATGTTTTCTGTTTCGGACCCACCCCACAAAAGTTTTTGGGCTTTGCTAAGTTGATCGTTTAGATACTCATCACTCATCTTCATCTTCGTCCTCCTCATCTTCTTCAAACATTGTATCCACAATGTAGTCACGGTTAGTCATCCATTCAAGTACATCTTCTTGGTGCTGTTCTGCGCCATACTCCAAGGAGAACCCTTGGCCAGCCTCCACAGCCTCGCAGAGGTGGTCCCACATCTCATCTATGGTGCAGTTCTGCTTGTAGGTCTCATCCTCAAAGATGTTGTTGATTGTTGACCAAGTCCACAACCAAACCAGGGATAGACCAAGGTCAGTGCTGTCTAGAATCTTTAAACATTCGTTTAGTTTATCTTTATCTTCAGGCTTCATTACGTGCTCCAATCGCAAATGACAGGTCGTATGTTAAGTTGTATAGTTCTGTAAATCCGTCTAGTTTACCAGACCAGTACTTTTTGTGGTCAGGGTTAGTCCTAGTTAACATCATGTTTTCTGCTTCAAGCATTAGATTTTTTAGTTCGCCGTGCATTATATCTAGTCCACTAACATTTGCATTAACTAAGCGTTGCAAATGGGGCGGGAGCCCAATGTCTTCTCTATTCATTAATATACCCTTTCGTTGTCAATCATTATATCATTGGCCACTGACAAAATATGTTCCATAGTATCAATGGCACCAGTGTAATAAGCATCTGATTCAAAATACTCATCTTCATTTAAAGGTACATTATTTCTAGCATCCTCTAAATCTTGATTAAGACTAATTAAATGTATCTTCATGTATTCCAGGAAGTGTGATGATCTAGTCAAAGTAGCCCTCCGACCAAAGCCCGTCTAAAAAGTCTGCTGTCTTTTCTAATCCTTTTTCAGTCGGCAGTCCCTTAGAATCATATAGAGCCTTAGTAACAACAGCCCTCATTTCATCTAAATCGTTTAATGTATATCCTAACATCATAGTAAGAACTCATCTCCTTCAATATAACCATAGTATTCATTGTATGATTGTTTTAAGTTATCAGGAGCAAATTGCATGAACTTGTATTCAGCATATGCCTCCCCTTCTTCTAAGTTAGAATTGTTCCATTGCTCAAATAGATGTTGCTCAATATCTACTTGAATTGCTCCAAGGATATGTTCTCCAACTGTATCTGTAAATGCTTCCATTATGCATCCGCCTTTTCCATAGAAGGTAATAATACCATGTGGGTCTGACAAATTGCCATAGCATCAAGGTCAGCATCATGGCTAAAGAAACAAGATGAACATATCTCGCCACAATCATTGTCGCAATACTCAAATGTATCTGTTGCATCACAGTTGTTACATTTTGTATCATATGATGATTCTGAAATAACTTCTCCACGGAGGAATTCCATTTCTCCACCCCAGCCTGTTTCTTCTTCATATACTAAAGTAAATAGTAGATTAGGGTATTGTGCAGATAGTTTAGATATAGCAGGAAGAGGTCTTGACCATGCCGTCTCAAAGTTGTAATAGACTACATAGTTCTCGCCATTCTCGGCTTCTTCCATATATGTAGTAGGACTAGTTTCTTCTTCTGTTACAGCAACATCCCACTTAGTTCCCCAGTTGCGGATATTCCAGTTGTACCAGTCATTAGTTTCAAACTTGTACCAATTCTTGTCGCCAACCGTACCAAAGTCGGGCTGGGAAAGATAAACCTCGTCAGTAACATTATCATCTATATAGTTATAGATGTTATGAAAACTAAAGATAGGATTAACATGCTTGATATGTTTAATCTCAAATGCTAAATCACCACGAGATTGAACTTTGCTTACATATGGCTTATTCATTTGTTTAATTAAAGATTTAACTTGGTCAGGATTACCTTCAATAGTTAAACCGTTATATACCCAATTTGGCATTTTATATCCTTTCGTTGATATGTGATAATTATACATTGGACCACTGACAAATGGAATAGAATTGGCATGTGATACATGCCACATAATTCAGATTTGTGGTCAAGATCACAGCAAATTCCAGGGAATATAATTGACAGTCGTAAAGACAATATGCTACCCTCAAGTCTTTGCGGGCAATAGAAAACCCCCAGCTATGCTGGGGGTTATGAATATGGCTGCTGATTTCCAACGAAAGAAATAAACCGCTTTACTTAGCGCCTGGCCATAAAGACTAAATAGACGCACCATTTCATTTCCTATTAAAACCAGGACCAAAGTCCTAGTCTAATTATACCATAACTAGTCGACTGTATTTGTCTACAAATGCCGCTAATGATGAACTAAATACAACTGTTTCTAGGTCTTCCTCGTATAGCGTAAATGTTTGGCTTGCCCAATTAATTACAGGCACCTTGTGCTCGTTGTCCCCCAATTGGTTGACATAGATACCCCACGATAATGTTTGGTTCCAGTCTTCTCCAATTAGATGTGAGATGGCAATGCGTGTTGCATATGATGGGTCCTGCCATCTTGTTTCTGCAGCCTGCACAGCATTTGCTAGTTTTGCTAGCATGTCGTATCCTGCCCAGTGCCCGTATAAAAATACTGTATCACCCTTTTGGTCTTTAAACCCAAAGTTTGCTCTGTCTCCCATTTTATTCCGCCGTTTCTAAAGTAGGTATTGCTGGTTCTATCTTGTCTAATTCTATCACTTCATAGGCTACCTTGTCTAGGCCTGCCTTATTTTTATTGTAGTGGTGACCGCAAAAAGCTAACTCACCATCTACTAGTTTAACTAGATACATTGCATCTGCTGATCCACATGCATCACATGGAATGAACTCTCTGTCTCTCATAGAGCACCGCCTTCAATCATTTCAGAAAGACGGTCAAGAATCCAAGAATCAATATCGTTGATATCAATTTCTGATAACTTCTCCATTATTTCTTCACGGGCAAACTTATACCCGTCATCCCATCCATCCTTATACTCTGACATAATCTCTCCTTAATAACCTGTGGTTTCGTAGTCTGATACATAAGATTCAGTTAAGTTATACTTATCTCTAAGTCTACTTACTTTCTCAATACTACCAGTTCCAATGTTGAATGTCAATGGAGACATTGCTTGTGGGTCGAGCCCTGTGATTTGTGCATCCCAATAGGCCCTCTCCATGGAGAGCCTATCAGGAGCGGTGAGTTCAAAATACATTAGTCCACCTCTACTGAATCGATAGATGATGACATATATGTAATAGGCTCATCATAAGATACTGTGTCAAAGTCTGTTTCGTGAATTGCATTGATAGCAGACTCCTCGTCACGAGCATTAACTGTAACTGAATATTGTACTGTTACAGTCAACTCAAATTCATTTGTAAGTTCGAACCCACAGATGCTTGCAATCTCTTCTGCTTGAAACTCAGTCAATGAATCATCATCAAGGCCCTCTAGTGTAAAGACCTTCATGTTATCACGTAACTGATTTAGAACGCTTGCAGTATTGTAATCTCGTTGAGTTACACGCTGGATGTGCTCTTCCAACTGTGTAATGCGGGCCTTGTTCTCAACTAACTGTGACTCAAGGAATTCTCGTGTCATGTAGTGATTATCTGTTGTTGTTTCCATTTTATCCTCTTTCGTTGTTGTTGGTGTAATTGTAGCATGCTCCACTGACAATAATGTGGTCTTGCGTCCGCATGGGCATGTGAGCGTTGTCACACCTGAAGGAAAGCCAAATCCATCAGATGATGTTAGTTCTATTAATGAATCACATTCATCTGGGTCACAGACAAATGTATACTTGCTTGATACTAGTTCGTTGGTCATGAAGAGAATTATACAGGATCCGACTGACATTATCAAGGATTTCCAGGGGATTTTTATGTGAGTCGTAACACACTTTTTGCCCCCTTAGCTTTGAGGGCGCTTGGCGATCCATAACGGACTTGAACCGTCGACCTCTACCGTGACAGGGTAGCGCTCTAACCAACTGAGCTAATGGACCTAGAAAAAATTGTGAGCAGTTTTTATTCATGCTCAGGAATTTATTTATTTAGAACGCAGAAATTAATTTCTTAATTTTATTTTTTTCTGCGGTTAGAATTGGGTCAAACCCTGATGCACCCGCCATGAGTGTTTCAGAATTTCCACGCCCTGAACGATAGTAATCAAGGCGTTCAGTAAGTGCATTGAATGCACCCCACTTTGTTCCCTTGATATTAGCGTTAGTTGGTGAGTTGTGATACAACTCGTCAAGCAACACGACTTTGTTTTCCCACTTAGTCAATGCAACTTTAGCAGCATCCTTGTCAGGCTTAGGATAAATTGTCTGAATTAATTTTGAGAATTCAGCATCAGTGATTGATTGAGAATAAAGAGCCTGAGCCTCTTTCTCGAATTCATCAAAGTACCCAAGAGCAAGCCCAAGAGTTTCACGAGCAACTTGGATGCGACCTTCAACAGATTGCGTGTGGCGAATCTTGAAAGATTGCTTAGCATTCTTCATTGCAAGGTTAAGAGTGTTTTGGCATACAACACGAACAGGAGTAACAGCAGCCTGAACGGCAACTGACCCGTCATGAGATGTCCAAACAATTAGATACAACTTAGTTGCATCATTTGCGCCTTGTGGGTCAAGCACCATTGTGCGAGGAATATCCACTGTACCGAATACAACCTTACCGCTACGAAGTGAGCCAGCAGATTCCCAACGGCAATCAGCATTAGCATCATGAATTGCATCAGCGAATGCGAATAGTTCCTCATTCTGCACAGGCTTGTAACGCTTTCCAACAGTTGCAAGAACATCAGTTCCATTGTTGAATGGGTTGTCACGAATAACTAATTGAGCATTAGATACATCATTCCATGTATCTGAGATATGGTCAGTTAGTGGAGACAGGCGAACATTCCAATTAGAAAGTTTTGCCTCATCTAACATCATTTGAGTTGTGACATCTTCATCTTGTGTAAAGATGCGATTTGCGAGATTGTGCCAAGCGGGTGCGCCACGCAGAGCGAATGCAACTTGACCATTTTCGGTTTCGAGATTATGAGCCATTATTTTTTACCTTTCGTTTGATTAGTTGTAAGTATAACAGACCCCACTGACATTGTCTAGGATTAGTTACAATATGTCCGAATTGATCCATGTGATTAATCTCACAAAATTCCAGGGTTATCCACAAGTGGTCGTAACCCTGTGGATAACCCCTTAGCTTTGCGGGCCAGCTGCATATGCAACTGGTGCTAGATCTTTACAGACCTAACTCTTCCCTAGTCAATTGGTTTTTGCGATTGAAGTTAATAACTTCGGACGGGAGATAAAGAGCAGTAGTCTTAGTCTTCTTCAATGTATCATAGACATAAGCACGAACATCCCCTAAGAAATTACGTCTATTAGAGAATGCTAACTCAGTTAGATAATCTTTATCTACACCTTGTTCTGAATAGATTGTTACATCATTTGCTTTGTTTGCATCATAGATTTCTACTCTGAAACGATTTTTCATTTTGTTGCCTTTGTTAGTAGTTGTCCCAAAAGGGAGAGCAGTTTGGCGACATACTCAGGTCGTTGGATTATTTACAGATAACGAGCAACTGCATTGTATGTAGAAGTATTTACTACTTCCTCATCTGTCATCTTGAGAATACGAATAGCGTTCTCAATTTCTTGCTTTTGCTCTAGGTATGTGTGGCGACCCATTTGCTCAAAATCACGCTCAGGCTCTGCTGGTAGTTCTGATTGTGTAACTGTCAAATCAAAGTCAATGTTGAGAGTGTTGTTCCAAGCACGATAGTTAGTACGGAAGTTTTCTGCCTTCTTGATGTTAGAAACGGCATAGGCAGTAATTTCCTTCTGCCACTTTTCCATAGCCTTCTTATACTTTGCTTCGTTTGTTTCTTGATTAGCATAGTTAGCATTAAGTTCTACCAACTTTGCTTCTAGTGCCTTGATTACCTTTGGTGTTGCGATTTTAACGCTGATTGCTTTTCCTCTAGCCATTTGTTTCCTTCTTTCGTTGTTGGTTGGTTTGATTAGATAATTATAGCAGGGGGGTCTGACATTTCTGCGACCCCCCTCCCATTAGATTAAACGCCTAGTAGTGTTTGAGCGGATACGGAAGTCCAACGAGTTTCCTTGTTGGGCATTTCCAATAGCACACGCACCGAGCCAGATGTTTGTGGGTGGATTTCTTTAATCACACCTGTTTTCTTTGACTTAAGGGTAGTGAATAAATCGCCTACCTGATACAACTTGTCGTTGATTGTCATTTATTGCCTCTTTTCTTTGTTAGGTTGGTAATTATAGCATTGGGGTCTGACATTAGTCTAGCCCTATCTCATTATTTGAGAAAGTTATTGTGTGACCTTAGTCACTCAGGTAGCCAAGCGTGTAAGTGGTGAGCCTCGATGATCGCCCACACTGGCGCACATGTCTGCCCCTTGTAAGTAATACCATCAGGCATTTCTATGGTTTCGTCCCACATGTCATCATGAGCAAAGTCTATTGCTTCGATACATACTGGCACCATAGAAAGTGGGACGGGTGGGTAATGATTACCCTGTAAGTGATAGCCTAGTGCTACTTCCAAATCTAATTCATTAGATAAATCTAACGCTGTATTGTATCCCATTATTCTGCCACCTTAAGAATTGCGTAAGAGCCGTTAGCATTTATTTCATCAAGAATTGGTTGTAGTCGGCTACCGACTAAATCTTTTAGCATTGACTCTAGCATAAAGATACGAGTATTTTCATCAAGTGCCATAACCTGTTGAGTTACTGGGTGATTGTCTGCAAACTCTGTTACAAACTTTAGATTGTGTTCTACTATCATTTTTTGCCTTTCGTTGTTGGTATAAGAGTATTGTACACTAGGCCACTGACAAATTGTGCAACACGCCCAAGATTTATCTAATTTATTTTGTGATTAATCTCACAAATTCCAGGGGGTTGTGGATAACCCACGTAAGCCTGTGGATAACCCCGCAGTATTGCGGGCCTGCATAGCTATGCATCACTCTGCATATTTATTTTTATGTTTGATCTTTCGAAAATATTTTTTCTTATTGCGAACAGGTTGCGCCGCATTACTGCGACGCAATTCCTGAATTCGCTTTACTTTATCTCGTAGTGAGTTTTGGGACATGATACCCACTCGCTTCATGAAATCTATTTACATCAAATCGGTCATTATCTTTTGCGAACATCTCCGCAAAGTCATTAACCATTTTAGAAAATAGTGCTGGGTGTGCTTTATCGCTTGCGAACTTTAGAATTTCCGCAACCGCGACATAATCTTTTCGTGTCATCATTTAACTGATACCATTCCATTTCTGTAAAATACTTTGGTGTACATTTTGCCAGTTGGCGTCATTATGTTTACTGTTGAGAATTCGTTAGCCATACCCCAATCGGTAAAGCGAAAGAAACTTTCCCAAGCACCGAATTCCTTTTCGTATTCAGCCGTCCAGTGTGGTGCATTGCCGTCATAGGCGCAAGTTAATTTATACATTAGTCATTTTCTCCGTTCCAAAATAGTGAGCCGTCATCTACGCAATCGCAAGGTTCGCAATCGAAATCATTATCATCACCAAAAAAGATTACTCCGTGCCCGTGGCAATCTTGGCAATCTATTGCTAATACTGAGTTAATCATTAGTGTTGTTCCTCGCAATCTTTGTCATAGTCAAATCCGCAAAAGTAGCAACCCATAAATTCTAGGTGTTCGATACAGTAATACTTAAATTGACTTTCATCACAACAAAAATGTTGTTCGTCTGCGATTTCATAGAAATCGGTTTTGTCGATTATGTTTAACATAGTTTTCCTTTCGTTTGTTTATTTAGTTATTGTATCAGGTAGCACTGACAAATTAGTCAGATGTCTTGACCGCTAAATAGCGGTATGTGTCCTTAAGATTTAACGGGGCTGAATAATAAGGTCGAACCTGAACCTTGTATGTATCACAATTTGCATACCATACATCATTATTTTTTTCCGCTGAGATAATTTCACCCTTTAATGATTTTGAGTGATAGGTCTTTCCTACAAGTAGGCTTTCGATAGAATAAACATTTGCTGACATTTGAGTCCGCCTTTCGTTGTTGATAGTAGCAATTATAGCCTATCGCACTGACATTTTCACATTACTGACGAGTAATTCCACATTTTGAGACGCTCAAGCCGTGTGATAAAAATCACAAAATCTCGGGCGTGTCGCAAATTCCAGGGGTTGTGGATAACCCCCGTAACCCTGTGGATAACCCCGCTCTTTTGCGGGCGCATCAACTTTTGTCAAGTCGACACGCCTTTACTTATTCGAAATCCTTAAAAATTTCTTCAAGCTTTAGAATTTGCTCATCTGTTAAATGATCAATTTGAATTGCTTTTTCAAATCCAAAAAAATCTGTCATTCGCTCATCAACCTTTCTAAATCGTCTGCGTTATCTTTCATGTAATTATCTTGAAAATCTAAAAGTGCCTCATTGTATGCAATAGGGTCGCAATCTTTTAGAATTTGGGAGGGATAAAAAACAGCGTTACCCATTTCATAAACGGGATAACAATCATCAAGCATTTCATCAAATAATTGTTTAATCGCAAAAGTAATTTCGAAATCTAGCATTATGCGTTTTCCTTTTCTTTTAGTATGTCAAGAATTAACTCTAATTGTGTTGCGGTTAGTAGTGCGGTTGCACAACCCCATGACCATGCAAGGTGTTGCTCACCATAGTGCTTTTTAGCAAGAGTGCTAATCTCTTGCGTTAATTCGAAATTAGTTTTCATTTAGATACATACCAATCTGTCCACATAGGGAATTGCTCAGGGTCACTGTCATAGTAGTAACGCTCAATGTTTTGTTCGCAATCTACGCAGAAAGTAAATTGCTCATCTCCTACATTTGAGATAGCGGACACCATAGGGGTATGGTCTTTACATAGTGTGTTTAGTGTAGTCATTTGAGACCACCTTTCTTTTTCGTTATAGTAGGAATTGTACACTAAGGGGCTGACATTTCTCTACTTACTAGCCAGTAATTCCATAATGTGAGACGCTCAGCCTATGTGATAAATCTCACATAAATCCAGGGGTTTTCCACAGAGGCCCGTAACCCTGTGGATAACTCCCGCAAGTACTTGCGGGCCAGCTTGACATTGTCAAGCCGACACGCCGTTAGGCTAGTGTGACTCTTGCCACATCTCTCTCATCTCTGCTTTAAAGTCATGCCATACGATCCTCGCCATGTATAGGGCGGGGAGGGCAAGGGATAACTGTACTAGTGTAGTAAGTAGTCTATTCATGCTGTTACCTTTATGTCCATTACATTAGCGGTAAACTTTTTAACCTTGCCTAATTCGCTATCGTTGAGCGATTGTATTACATGGTCGATAGCCTTAGCCTCATGCGCTACATTGTCGATTGAGATTAGTTTAGAGCCTTGCCAAATTGAGTAAGTGATAGTCATTATTAGTTCTCCCATGTTAGTGCGAATAGTTTTGCTAGTTCTTCATCATCTTCATCATTAAAGTCATCTAGTGGAGGTTGTTCCTCATCTACCTCATCAAGGTATGCGTATGCGTCTGCGACATCTGATTGGATAGTATCCCACTTAGACACGCTATTAGTTTCGTATGAGTATGCGTATGACATTATTTATTCATCTCCTTAGCAATAGACTCTGACTTACGGAGTGCCTCTAGGGCGATTGATAGGGAGGCAAGGCGTTGCGCCTCTACCATTTGCTTGTATTCATCTAGTGTCATTTATTCTGACCTTTCGTTGTTGTTATGTTGTAAGTGTAGCATAGGGGTCTGACAAATTGGGGAGGTTAGCCTAGCGTGTCGGTGTGATACTAGTCACACTCTCCGCAAGGGCATTGAGGAAACTCTTGCTCTTGCTTGATACGATTAGCAAGGCGCTCTACTTTCATGTATGTATCAAATGAAGCGCCTCGGAAAGATACGACCTTTCCTTCAGCGATAAGGTGAGCAGCCTTAGCAATCTTTTGCTCTAGTGTTAGTGAAGTCATTTTTTAACTTCCTTTCTTTTTGTTATACCTTAAGCATAGCAGGGGGGACTGACAAATTAACTCAAATCTCGGGCGTGTCGCAAATAAATCTTTGTGATAAGGGTCACACTCACGCTCAAGGCTCAAAGAATTATGGGCGCACTATCCGAAATGTCCGTTTTGTCCAGGGTATGTATCATACATCATAAAAATATATTAACATTTTTTAAAATCTGAAATTGCAGTCGACTAGAATATATGGCGGGGTATAATAGAGCTATGACATGTTCATTTTGCGATAAATACGCTTATACAAGTATGATTAACAACAGGGGTATAAAATACAACCTTTGCGTAGATCATGTAAAAAAGATTAAAACAGAAGATTAACTGTTTCTTTTATTTCTCTAGACAAATTCTCATAAACCTTCTTGTTGTACTCAGGAAGAATTCCATCTACTAAAGTATTTTTTTGTTTTTCTCCACCAGGACGAGCATGCTTTGAAAGCAGAAATTCTTCTCCTATGGCGTCATAGACTATATCCTGAGTAACTGGTGGAAGCAACCCGTATTCTTCAGAAACTTGTCTTAAAACGGCTATGAAAGACTTTTCTGCTGCAGATCTAGCTTCATAGTCCAACATCGAATAGGCATATGTTTCAACATGTTTAAATTGTGGGAAAGGCTCAATAAATCTTATTTTTTTGGACGGGAACTCAGTAATAAAAGCATGTACATAATCTCTGACTATTTGCTCAGCATTATTGTACTTTGGAATCCAATTGCGACAATCTACATATCCTAAAAATGGCATAACAAGATCTGCATCTGTAACATCTGATAGATTAAAGAATAAATCAACAAGATCAGATCCTCCAATAAGATTTGGATATTCAGGATGAGTTGCAGCTAATTCATTTGAATCAATTGCATCTTCTGCGGCGGAGGATAGTAAATTTTGGTTTATATCTTCTCCCAAATCTAGGCCAAAGCACTTATATCCAGCACGTCCCCAGAAGTTAACTTCAATATTTGAGTCAACTAGGAATTTAGAGTTCTTCTCTTGAATTTCTGGGTTAAATCTGGTAAGATTTTCTATTGGGCCAAGATGTGCGTTAATATGTTGACCTTGAAGTCTAGCTGTTTGACAATCTCCAATTACTTGAACTTTTATTTTTTTATCCATACAAACATTATACTATTAAAGTATTGACATGACAATTTTTGTTATGTTACACTTAGTTTGCTTTGTGGGGGCTTACCCTGAAACTCAATATGTACCAGATAACATCTGTGGATATCGTTTTAGGAACTGCTTTCTCTATCTTTCCAAAAAGTTAAAATTTGGGGGGTAGGGGGGCTTTCCTAAAATCTAATATCCCCAGATAAAAAATTACAAAGCATAAAGAAAACACAAAAGAAAAAGCGGGAGAGCTAAAAAATGAAAACCCTATATGCCATAATGATAGTCATAGTAATGACAACTATCCTTGGCATAATATATCAGATATGGTCCTAACATAAGGGCCTATAGCTTAATCTGGTTAAAGCAATTGTCTTATATGCAATCGACTTTGGGTTCAAATCCCAATGGGCCTACTTGGTTTCACGTGGAACATGGAGTATAATACTTATATGATAGCTTATGACGTTCCTCTTTCCGCCCTCCTTTATATCGTATATGCTGGGGTTCCAGTAGAGCATAAAATTGGCTCTGAGGAACAACATCTAGCTCATATGGAGTATTTGAGAAGTTTATACGAAGATAAAAATGATGGTCTCTAATTTTCGGCTCACTTTTCGCCGCACTTTTCACTCAACTGAAAGCATATAATGCAATACGATTCTTTTTATTTTTTACATGTACCTAAAAGCGATGGTAGAAGATTTACCGATAGTATAGTTATTCCTTTAAAAAATAGCAACCCAGAATTTACAGTGTACAACCAAGAAGAGTATATTCCTGTAAACGAAAACGATCAATCACCTTTTCATCACCAAGGATGGGACTCAAGAATAACTGATAGCACATACATTGTAATGATAATGAGGGACCCAATCGAAAGAGCGGTAAGCTGGTATATAGATAGAATTAAAGCAGATGTCAAAAATACCCCAGGATATAATAAAAATACAAAGGTGCATTTGTTAAAAGATAAGTTTATAAATTATGTAAATACAGACTCAAGATTTTATAATCCAGTAAGCAAATGCCTACTAAACGACTTAGGCAAAGACAGATCCTTTCTTACAAACAATAGTCCTATAAAAAATATAGATTTAGTGTTTGAAAGAGCGCTTAGAGTCAATATGATTATCAAAATGAATACTTTTATGGAATGCGACAAAAATCTTATATCTGAAAAAATAACAAAAGATTTATATCTCAATAAGATAATACCCGATCTAGATGTTTTTAAAGAAACAGATTATTACACTAACTCTGAATCAAAAGAGCTATATTTATCTTTAACAGATTCAGATAAAGAAAATATAAAAAAGAATTTAATGTTAGACTACTATATATATAATAACGAGGATCTATTTTGGAAGCCATAAAATATAATTCATTTTATTTTTTACATATGGCTAAATGTGATGGAAGAAGGTTTATAGATTCTATTGTTAAGCCTCTTATAAAATCAAATCCTGATTTAGAATGCTATACTGAGTATTATACTAAACATCATGAGTGGATTTCTTCAGACAACCTTGCAATAAGAGAAGAAGATATGGCACACCAGGGTTGGGACTCAAGAATATCAGAAAACACCTATATTGTTTCAATACTTAGAGATCCCATAGAAAGAGCTGCAAGTTGGTATGCTATGGTGGTAGACAATAAAGTAAAGGTTAAAATAGGTTCCAGGAAAGAAACAAATTTGCATCTAGATAAAAATAAATTTATTGATTTTGTAGCAAAAAATACTAGGTTCCATAATTACTATAGCAAAATGATTTTAAATGATTTTACAAATAATGGGTCTATTATATTTGACAACTCTTCTCTTAAAGACGAAGAAAATATTAAGTTAATACTATCCAGGATTAAAACAATTAATCTTCTTTTAAAAATGAAAGATCTTATTAATATTGATAATGTGCAAATATCTAAAAAAATTATAGATGACTTAGGCAGCAATAGTTTTTATCCAGCTTTAGAAAAAAACAAAAACTCAAAACCTTACACTCTTCCTGCCTCTAAATTACTTTATGATTCTTTAACGGAAGATGATAAGGGTAAACTAAAACAGTATATGGATCTAGACTATGCTATATATAACGACAACTCCTTGTTTTGGAAACCATAAGGGCTATGGTATAATTAATTATGGAATTTATAGAGCTAACAAAAGACGTACTGCTTATTAAGAATGCAGTAAATGACCCACAAAAACTATATGATATTTTAAAAAAATCAAAAACAGAAGAGATTAACTTCTTTGGTCCTTGGACAGACTGGAAACCTTGGGGAGAATACTCTAAGGCATATCCAAGGCAAGAAGCTGGGTGGCAAGACTGCCCAACAGAAGGTGGACAGTTTGTAACAGAAGTTATGAACTCATTTTTTGCAGCTCTAAAATACTACAAAGAAAATTGTTTGAATAAAGAATACTTTGAACTTTGGGGAGAAGATCCTAATATACCAACTTCATGGTTAGAGCTAGTTGACCAACCAGGATATTCAAGAGAAGATACTCATATGTTTAAAAATCCAGCAAGATGGGAATACGGAGACCTTCTAATTGCAGAAACTATAAATACAAATCCAAAGAGTGCATATGCTATGGAATTTCATAAAGATAGAAGAATGTGGTTAACTGGAGCCCCCGCATTTTTTAACTATAATGTTTACATAAACGATGATTATGAAGGCGGCGAGATTCAGTTTATAGATGAAGAGTCAGCTGAAAAGTCTTTTTATGTTGATCAAAATGGAGAAGAAAAAGAGTGCTGGATGATTGATGATCCAGTAATATACAAAATGGAAGCTGGAGATGGAATGTTATTTAGAACAGATCACCCACATTCAGTTTTTCCAATAAAAGGTCATAAGTTTTACGTTAGACATTTTTTAATGGCTAAACAGCCACAAGAGTTTAGAGACCTAAGACAATCTCTTTCCGAAGAAGACTTTGCTGCAAAGATGGCACAAATAGAAAAAGATGGATTTGAGAATAATCAGTGGCATGGTAGATTATTTGCTACAAAAGAAGATATAGATGATGCAGGACATCCAAGAACAAAGAAATTTGTTTTAAAGTCTGGTAACCGTGATCTTGTTTCAAAGCCAGGTAGATATTCTTATGATGAAAATGAATCTGCTATGCCTATATACGCAACAGATCATCTCTACGATTTTAATGATAGAAAAGACGATATTAAGCTAGAGGATTAAATTAAATAATATTGGCAGTGCCGCTAGTAACTTCAGAAGCATGTTGTTCGCTAAACACTTCGCCTTCCCAATCTTCAGTTCCATCTTTAGGTGCTATTCCATTTTGCCATTTTTGAACAGAAAAGAATACTCCACCTTCTGGCCCAAAGTCACCATTGTGCATATCTCCTGGTAAAATTCTTAAGAAGTCTCCTCTATTTTTGGATTGATAAATTTTTGTTGTATCAACTAAATTAAAATCTTCTGTTTCTAGCTCACCATTTTTAAAGAAATTTATTTGACCACCAGCATAAACTTCAAAGTTATCCATATTTGGATGTTTGTGTTTTGGAATAATTGAGTCTGGATCCATTATTACTAATTGAACTTGAAAAGGACCCTTGGTGTACCAGTTTAAAGTATAAGCTCTTTTTTCTTCATTAAAATATGTAACCTTAAAAGGTTTAAGAAAAGGCATTAATCCAATATGTGGACCAGAATTTAAAAACCAGTTTAAAAAATCTTCAAGTGAGTGAGACTCATTCCAATCTTGATCTTTAAATATTGACATAATCTATCTCCCCTGTTTATTTTTTAATAAAAAAAATAAAAGCTGATTTTATGGTTTTTTTAATTTTTCTTAAAAAATCTTCAACTTTTTTTTCAGCTTTTGCTTCAGGAGATTCTTGGTATGCATCAGTATGAAACCTAGGGCTTCTCATTGCTTTTGAAAAATGATCTCTTGCCATAATAATATCATTATAGCACAAACCCCAATTGGAGGCGGATCCAATTGGGGTTGTTAGCATTTGCATGCTAGATGTAGGGATTTAAATCAACCTACACTATTTTGTATATCAGGAAAATTTTCTACAAGATTGTCTAGAACTTTTTCCATACACTTTTTAATAACTTCATCCATAACTTCAATCTGTGATTCAGCAGATGTTTTTTCAACACCACTTTCAATAGCTAAGTCTACATTTGCTTTCTTAAAAGAGTGCACCATTATGCTTAAAACTAAATCTTTATTCATTTTCTTCCTCCGCTCTAAATGCTGGGCTGGGACCTAGCAAAAAACCTTCTTTGTGATATTCTATCATTTTTTTTATTTTAATGTCATCCTCTTCGCCTCTAGATTGTATATTTGCAATTAAGGTAAGCACGTCGTAAATCCTATGTAGCATTATATAGTTAACCATAGGAAGATTATCTTCTAGATTATCTCTATTTTCATTCATCTTTATTTTTTAGGCTTTCTATAGCCTCATCAATTGTTGAAGCCCCTTTTAACTTTAAATCTTCTAAATATGTAACAAATGAATTTAAAACTCTTTCACTAATTAAAATTGTATTCATATGCACACACGGAATGCTTCTAGCTATCTGCTTTCTTATCTCTAAGTTATATTGACTTTCCTGCATTTTTAATTTCCAATTCCATTTTTTTATAAAGAGACATGCCGATGTGGCTCTTATATTTACAAGACATGCAATAAATAAATATTTCGTCTTTTTCGTCTAAGTTAGAAAAGAGAAGGCCTTGATCTAATGGGCAAGCCATTTCTGAAACAAGACCTTCTCTCGAAAGACTTAGATATTCAGATACTAATTGTATCTTAATAATAAATCCCTTCTAACTCTTAGATGGAAACTTGCTTAGCCACTCTTTTGTTCGAGGAGTTAAGCCTTTCCATGACGACCAATCTTGACCGCCATTGGTCATATAATACGTTATCTCTGCGTTGATTGCTGGATCAAATAACGAATAGTTACTGTCCAGTTTGAATTTTTCTTTACGATCATTACCTAGGTTTCCCAACATGTTAATCTGAAAAATTCCATAGGAACTGTCTCCAGTTTTCCTGTTGCCGTTATAAGCCATTGGGCGTCCATTAGACTCCTTTTTAGCTACAGCCCACGCCATTTTAAGGGCGCTACCCTCAAAGCCTACAGCCTTGAGAAGTTCAACCAATTCTTTGTCTGTTAAAGACTCTGATGGTTTCCACACAGTATTGCTGAATTGCTCCAGCTTTTCCTTGTTAAGTTGTGCTTCGGTTTTTACATCTGGTTTTACAACCAGAGCAGATGCTGATTGAATTATTTCTGGTTGACCAGCAAATAAAAACAATACAAACACTGATATTGCAACATAGTGATGTAAAACATCGCTAAGTTTTTGTTTTATATTCTCCATAGGCATTTCCTCCAATAGAGATAACGAACTATAAGAATACCATTAAAAAGTTTAATCTGTCAACCTGGCACATATAGTATTATTGTTCTAGTTAACTAATAATAAAATGGTTTTTATTGGCTTTTTATTAATGCTCTTCCTATGTTTAAAAAAGTTTGGTAGAATAGGACTCTACTTAAATTAAATTATACCGCTAGGCGGAGAAAAAGGTACTATAATTGTCAAATACTATTGCAAACCCGTATGAAAATTTTATTGCGTTATCACGTTACGCTAGATGGATTCCAGAAGAGAACCGTCGTGAAACGTGGGGTGAAACGGTGGATAGATATTTTGGCTTTATGCTAAACCACTTGAAAGAAAATTATAATTACATTCCAACTGAAAAGCTTGTAGCGGAATTAAAAGACGGTGTATTTAAAAGAAACGTTATGCCCTCTATGCGCTCCGTAATGACTTCAGGAGCAGCATTAGAAAGAGATAATGTAGCAGGCTACAATTGTTCATTTGTACCAGTTGATTCGCCAAGATCTTTTGATGAAACCATGTATATTCTTATGTGCGGAACAGGTGTTGGTTTTTCTGTTGAATATAAGTATATTAACAAGCTTCCTTCCGTCCCAGAAACATTTGAAAAGTCTACAACAGTAATTACAGTAGAAGATTCAAAGCAAGGTTGGGCAAAAGCTTACCGTGAGCTTCTTGCATTACTTTGGTCAGGACAAATTCCAGCAGTTGATGTTTCAAAGGTTCGCCCAGCTGGCGCACGTTTAAAAACAATGGGAGGCAGATCTTCAGGTCCTCAACCTTTGGTCAATCTTTTTGATTTTACAATCGCAAAGTTTAAATCAGCAGCAGGAAGAAACTTAAAGCCCATAGAGGCGCATGACATTATGTGCAAAATTGGTGAAGTTGTTGTTGTTGGAGGGGTTCGTCGATCAGCTATGATTTCTCTTTCAAATATTAACGATATTGAAATGGCCGCAGCTAAATCAGGAAACTGGTGGGAAAACAATACGCAACGTGCTCTTTCAAATAACTCTGTAGCTTATTCTCGCAAGCCAGACATGGAACAATTTATTGCAGAATGGAAATCCCTTTATGATTCAAAATCAGGAGAGCGTGGAATATATAATGTTGCAGCAGCTCAAAAGCAAGCCTCAAAGTATGGACGAAGAGATCCAGAAATTCATTACGGAACAAACCCTTGCTCAGAAATTATTTTGCGTCCTTATCAATTTTGTAATCTTTCAGAAGTCGTACTACGTGAAAGCGATACAAAGAAAGATATTGAGCGCAAAGTTGAGCTTGCAACAATCCTTGGAACCTGGCAAGCAACATTAACAGATTTTAAGTATCTTAGAAAAATTTGGAAAGATAACACAGAAGAGGAAAGGCTTTTGGGCGTTTCCCTTACTGGACAGTTTGGTCATAAGTTTATGTCTGGAAAAGAAGACATGGTTGCATTAGAGGCTTTTTTAATGTCTATGCGTGAAAAAGCAAGAGACACAAATAAAGAAGAGGCTAGCAAGATAGGAATTCCAGAGTCAGCAGCAATTACATGCGTAAAACCTTCTGGAACAGTATCTCAGCTTGTAGGAGTATCTTCAGGAATGCATCCATGGCATTCTCCATACTACATTCGAACAGTTCGTGGATCTAAAGGAGATCCTATTTCTGTTTTTTTAAAAGAAGTTGGAATTCCAGTAGAAGATGATGTTATGAAGCCAAATGAAACTTATGTTTTTTCATTTCCAGTAAAAGCTCCAGAAGGCGCAATTGTTAGAAGCGACCTGACTGCCCTAGATCACTTAAACACTTGGTTAATTTATCAACGTGCATGGTGTGAACACAAGCCATCTATTACCGTTTCTGTAAAAGAAGATGAGTGGATGGAAGTGGGCGCCTGGGTATACAAGCACTTTGATGAAGTTTCTGGAATCTCATTTTTGCCTCATTCAGATCATACTTATAAGCAAGCCCC